ATTACCATCCGCATCTCTGACTATATATTTTAGATAATTCTTAGGATCGTAAATAGAAGCACCATCAACATCTTTAACTAAGTCATATTCTTTTTTAGTCTTTTCACTATCATCGTAATGATTCATCATAACGTCTGCAGACTTATCTATGTCAAAATCTCCACCCCTCTGCACTGACTTAACATAGAAAGACGGACTTCCTGTGAGAAGTTCAAAACCAATGTTCTGATTTCCGTGTGCATATCCTTTATGATTCGGGTGGAACATACCAATAGAATTGTCCATATAATCATCACGTTCAATGACGAGTTTAATAGAACGTCTTCCTGCCCCGAAAGATCGTGTCCAAGACGAAGACGCATAATGGTCTGCAACATCTTCAAACGAAGTAATGGCAGTACAACCTGTAAGTTCGATTGTATCAATTTCTCCTGCAAGTAACTGTTCATATTGAGAAGCATCAATAGTCATACCACGATAGAAATTCGGAATTCTCTCCCTGCTCATATCGGGATGCTTGAGTTTCTCCTGTGCAAATTTACGAAGACCAATACCTCTTATCAATGACTGTGCATACATACCATCAGACAACTGCTGATCGTATTTTGCTAACTGTCCATTCTTCATTTCATTAATAGGTTTCCAATCGGGAGCATTGACGAGAGCCACTGCAAGTGCAGTACCATTCGTAGTTTCAGCACTACCCCAATGTCCACCCTCTATTGGGTCTACTTTCTGCATAAGTTCATCGTAAGTCTGATCGGTAAGACCACCATCTTCAGTAAATTTCAAAGTTACATCACCATTACGAGTGTGGAGAACACTATTCTCAAGACTAGAAGCGTCACCCATAAGATCACTATTGTGCAAAATGTGATAATCTTCTTCAGTAAATTCCTGCTTACCCTCTGTCTTAATCTTAGTACCATTACCCTCTTGGAGTTCCTTAACGATCTCTTTTACTTTTTCAACTTTTTCAGCCCACTTCATAGATTTTGGGTCGTCTACTCCGTGAGTGAGGAGCAAATTATACATTCCTGCCTTAGTCAACTGATAAAGACCTTTCTCACCATAAACACTCAAAATATCTTCAGCGTCTTTACTAGACTGACCCTCAACCTCTTTCTTTTCTGCCTTTCCATCACCATCAGAATCAGTCTTCTTTTGGGCTTCTTCAGCGTCTTTCGTTCCTGCTTTTGCCCAAGAGAACGTACCTGTCTTGACCCACTTCGATCCATCGGGTCTGACTTTAGTTTCACCTATCTGATATGGCTTACCTGTAGCAGGATTGATAGAAGCCGAAGCCTTTTCAACAGGAGATTTCTGTGCGAAACTGTCCTGCAACTTCTCGATATCTTCCTGTGTCCAATCTGAAACATCTTGTATTTCGGGATTTTCATCAGTACGAGCCAAATAGTAGTAACTCGGCTCACCATTCTCGTCGGGGAAGAGTTTTTTCGGATCAGTTTCGTTATTACCCTCTGCGTCTTCTGTGTTCCAATATTCGGGATTCCATTTTGACTGTCCTACTACCTTAAAACCAAAACCCAATGCAGGGTTGGTGTAGAGTTTGACAAGATCTGCACCGACACAATCACATTTTCGCACACCATTCTGAATAGCAGTGTCGAGGAGATCTTTAAAAGTTCCTTTCTCTGTGAAATTGTAATCTCCCTTATGAGCAGTAGAACAAACTGCAGTCAATACACCTTTCTTAGTAACTGCACAGGTATAACTGCCATCGGGTGTCATAAAATATCGAGCATCTTTCAAATCGGGATCGTGCATTCCACGACTTGAAACTCTCAATCCTTTCTCATTTTCAGCACGTAATTTCTTAAACTGATTCAAGAAAAGTTCTTTGTTTCTAGTTTCCACTATATTATTGTCGTAGATACGAATAGGATCTTCACCAAATTTAGTGCGGAAATCGTCTAGAGCAACCCATCGCTCCATAGCCTTATTCCCGACGCTACGAATTGTTGGATCGTTCCCTGTATTGGCTGACCCTCGTAACCCGATATCCACACCTTGTAGGTCGGACTGTCGAGGAATTCCTCCACTATCTCCCTGTCCACCTGCGGATTGTCCTTGATTATCTGTTCCCTGTTCTCCGTGTAGTCCATTTTCCTGCTCCTTGACCCTCAACCAAGAGCCATCATTCTGCTTCTCGTAGATGTAGCCATCAGCCCTCTGCCTGCGAGTTCCAACTTTATAAGCCTTATATATTCTCAATTTTTGGTATAACGATTTCCACGCTTCATTAATTGCCATCTCCTCAACTTCAACTTGATAACCACACTGACAACCTATCACCTCTGAAGCAGGAGCACTAGGATCGTGTGGATACATCAGTCCAATAGAAAATGGCTGATCAAAGAGGACTTTCTCACCATCAATAGCCTTGTGTGTCGGTCGTGGGATCTTCACGAGGTGATCGTGGTGTATCCATTTCTTAGTAACACGAAGTCTGTTCGGATTGCGAGCAATCAACTCTTTGACATACTCTGCCTTAGACAGGTCAACAGAGGATCTGACCTCTGTTACTGCTATCATTTTTGCGTGAGATGTAGTGTAAGTGTTGAACGTGTCTTTGACAGATTGTTGCATTTGAGCAATAGCCTTTTCAGTATCATTCGGATTCTCAAGTATCGCCTGTCTAAGACCCCGAGTAAGAGTATCACGCAGAGTATCTGTGATCATTTTACCATCATCAGCACCCTTGCGGACTGTTACATTCGGAATGGCATAAGCAGGAAGATCTACTATACCATTTTCAATACTGTCTGCAAAGGCTTTCTTCATACGACGATTGGACAAGTCACCCATCTTCTTAGAAGCACGAGCAACATTGTCCTGCACGATTTCCTGCACTACCTGTGCATAGGTCGCACCCTTGATGTCAACCCCATATTTTTTAGCCAACTTCTTTAAAGTAAGACGAAATCCTGCCATTAGTCTTCCTCCTCATAAGGCTCTTCCAAGATGGTAATAACATCTAAGGCTTCCTGTGGTGTCTTAGCGTTCTTCAAGCCCTGCAATATCTCTCTCTTCATTTCATTAAAGAGAAGTACCAAGTCATTCTTAAAAGGAGCAACGAGTTCTGCTTCTTCCTGTCTTGTCATAGGTTGAATTATCACATCAAGCCCCCTTGCTGATCGCCACCCATCATAGCCAATGGATTCTGTGTCAGATTGTTTTGAGCACCATTCGGCTTGTTAAATTGATCGTCGGGATAAGGATCTTCACCCAAATCCTTAGTTCGGATTTCATTAACACTAAACAATCCTGTCTGCAGTTTCTCACCTGCTTCACGGATCTTCTTAGCGTCAGTGTTCTGCTGATCGTACTTGAATTCATAGCCATCTCCATAACGGAATGGTAATATTCGCAAATTCCAAAAGTTTTCCAAGTTCTGAATGGTAGGGAAGATTCCCTTATAGAGGTCATATCGTTCCTGTGTTTCAGAGGTTTCACGACCACTTGTAGCGTCAGAGCCTGTCAAGTTCAATTCTGCATTAGAAGCCCCGAAAACAACACCAACCTCTTCACGTATCATTTTCTGACGTTCATTCTGCTGACCGAATGTATCTGCACGAGAGATATCAACTGCAACAGGAGTACCGTGTCCTGTGATGATTCGGACTGCTTCTTTACGATATTCATTAATTTGTTGCTCAAGACGCTTCTGCTCGTCTTTATCAAGTGGTGTATCAAATTTCTCACCGATAGCACCCATTACACTGTTATCACCGAAAGCCAAAAGTTTGCTAGGCTGATTAGATCCGTCTGCCATCACTGCACAACGTTCATCAAACATCAGACTTTCAGCAACCTTGTTAACCAATGCTTCAAGTGGTACACTACCATAAGGATCATTCGAATTCGGAGCATATCGCAAATATTCAACTTCATTTTGGTAGTATAACTGTGGATGCAAATTGTCAGCCAACTGCAAATAGGCTACAGGATCACCAACAAATTTTCCTGTGACAGGAACAGTGCTACCACCTGCCAAACAGTAGACATTTTCAATTCGACCCATCTGTACCTCTTTATAAGGTACTGCATTTCCGTGTATATGTAAATCGAAGACTATCTCCTTTGTCAAGTCTTCGAAAGTCTGCTCTTGATTAGGTTGACGAAGCCAATCTTCAATCTCTGTACATTTGTCTTCATTTGCGGTCTTAATTCTGCGTGACCATCGCAGGAGAGCACCATCAAAATTAGATAAATCCAACTTGACATCGGGCAGGTAACGCATAATCTCCTTTAAACAACGTACCCGAATACCAAACTCTTTAGGATTCTGTCCATCATTCTCTTTAAAAATCTGTCTGAATTCCTTAAGAGATTGAGCAATTCTGTCTTCTTCCTTGCTCTGCTTTACTACTCTCCAAGCCATACCTGCTACACGATTCATACGACCTGTTACTACACCAAAAACAGGAGCACACTTTTGAAACATCGCCAAACGTTCTGCTACTGTAAGTGTAAAAAGAGGGATTTCGTATTGAGCAGTCTGCACTTTACCCTGCTTATCAACTGCCCATCTATTCATTACTGCATACGGATCTCTGACAGTAATACCACGTCTATTTTCACGATTTTCGATATTACTAGTCACAGGAGATTCCGCCAATTCCATTCCGCCTAATGGTATCATATACTACTCCAATTTTCCTAAGATTCTTCTTGCTACTGCCATATAGACTTCAGCAAACAAATAATGGTCTGCTCCATCGCCTACCCAATCGTATTCATTACGTGCTTCATTGAAAACACGTGTCAATTCTTTCATATGATCATAATAATGCTTAATTGTCTGTGCATTTCGGGGCAAATAGCACCTATGCTCATCAAATTTAGCCTTTACACTATCTATAAGTTCAGTTCGGTTTACACTTACCGACATATTTTGCAGATTCAAATTGTCCTGTGCACGAGCCGATTGAAAGAAACAACGTACCCAACCTTTCCACTGTGCAACTCTCTTAGACAATCTCTGCTCGGGCATTGCGTCTATTACTCCTGCCACAATATTGAAATTATGACAAACCCAAGCCAATTCTTCCACATCACGTAACTCTCCAAAGAAAACTGCTTTCTCACTTCCGTCGGGCAAGATCTCATTAACTCTACAGTGAAGCACTGTACCAACGTCGACCCCTGCAATACAAGGTCTTTCACATTTGTTAGGAAGTATGTAATCTGAAATACACTGATTAAGAGTATCATCTGTGAATTTCGCTCCCTTAGGAGTATAAGGAAGACCAAGATCGGAATTGTAGAAGCGAGCCATTGCTTCATCATTCTCAAGACCCTTATTAAATGCTTCACAGAGGTCTGCTATAGAAACCATTGTAGAGAACATCTTAGACACGTGATAGAAAGATCGAGTAGCACTAGGATTCTGTGCTACCCACTTACCATCAGCCCTAAGGTCAAGAGGTTTTCCACATTTACAGATTGCCAATACATCTCTCTTGAGATTTCTATCCCATTCAGCGTCACGGAATGTCCACACATTATCATCAACCTGCTCAACTACGTGCTCAAAGAAATTCGGGTGTACCCATTCCCCACAGTGAGGACATTTGACAAACCACTCATATTGCTTACTCTCTTTCCACAATTTGTGGATTCCGTAGTCTGTAATAGTAGGGTTTGCAATAGTAAACTTAGTTCGATACTGCGAAGCCGACAGACGATCGTCGACCATAAGTATATTCTTTTGGTCGCACCTGTCAAATTCGTCTATAATAGCGTCGTCGGCAGGGAATTCAGCAAATGAAGATTCGGAATTCGATCCTACAAAAACAATAGTTCCTGCTCCAAACTGCTTCATTGTAATATTGTCTGCTGATTTGGTCTGCTTTACGATATCTCGGTATTTCTGCGTATTCTCAATAGTCTTATCCATACGCTCCCTAACGAAACGACCGATAAGACGATCAGTAGGAAGTACGTGGAAGATATTTCTACCACTGCAGGCGAGAGCAATCTCTCTGCAAAGTATGTACTCCGAAAGACCACACTGCGTAGACTTCATTACCCCTGCGTCGGGGCTTTCGTCTGCGTAAATCTGCTTTAAAAATGGATTGTTAACGAAATCAAGGGGCACTCCCCTATGTGTCCTGTGACAGGACATTGCAAAGAAAAGAGGAAGCCATTTATGCATTATCGAATTGGTAAGTGCCAACTCATTCTGACTTAGTGCCAAAGAATGCCCCCATATTTTTCTTATAAAGTTCCTCATCAGCCTTGTCTAGTGACATAGCCACAACAACAGATGGTCGAGGATCGAAATTTGTATCCTCTCGCCAATTCTTTCCACGATTCTTGAGC